ATTGGAATTTCGACAACCAGAACCGGAATAAGCACTATATTTAATGCAGGTGGTTTTGCCAGAGTTGGTGATCAGTTTATGGGGATAAGTGCTCTTATAGAAGGTGGATCAACTTCAACTAGAACAGCTACTGCAAAAGAAGATTGGTTTGATCAACAAACTCTAACAATTGGTACTGTATCCACAGGTGCTGGGTCTGTAGATAGAACCATTAAGTGGAATACAATTGCAGAAAGACCTTCAACATCCAGTTATGCTGAAGCAAGAGGTTCCAGATTTGATGAAGTTCATGTTGTAGTAATTGATGGTGATGGAAAAATTACCGGAAATACTGGAACAATTCTTGAGAAGCACTTAAATCTTTCTAAAGCAAAGGATGCCGAATTCTCTGTGGGTTCTCCATCTTATTGGAGAAAGTATATTAAGTCTGGATCAGCGTATATCTTTGGGGGTGGGGCACCAACAGGAATTGTAACAACAGGATTTAGTTCTGGTTATACTAAATTTACTGATGGTGGTTGGGATCAAAATGCAGAAGATTCTGCAAATGGTCCAGTAATATTTGATGCTATCGGCAATCACAATATTACTTTGGCAGGTGGTTTAAACTATGGCGGAAAAACTGACTTAGTTACTACTGGAAGTTTAGATGCATCTTTAGCGAATGTCGTTAGTGGATACGGATTACTCGAAAATAATGATCTATATGATGTAGATTTCTTACTCATGGGATCTGGAAGATTTGATAAATTCCAAACTCAAGCACTTGCTAATAAATTAATTTCTGTTGCGGGTTTAAGACAAGATTCTATTGCATTCATTTCACCAAATAGAGCATCATTATTAAATGATACTTCAGATGGAACTGCAACGACTATTAATTCTGATTCAGTTATCACCGATAACTTGGTAGATTTCTATTCAGGTGTTAATTCGTCTTCTTATGCAGTATTTGATAGTGGATACAAATACATGTATGATAGATTTAATGATGTATTCAGGTATATTCCATTAAATGGTGATATTGCAGGAATTTGCGCAAGAAATGATATTGATAACTTCCCATGGTTCTCTCCCGCAGGAACAGTAAGAGGTACTATATTGAATTCTGTCAAACTTGCATATAATCCATCAAAGGTACAAAGAGACATTCTTTATTCTAACAGAATTAATCCGGTTATTTTCTCACCCGGCGCAGGAAATATTCTCTTTGGTGATAAGACTGGTCTTGCCAAGGCATCCGCATTCGATCGAATTAATGTCCGTCGTTTATTCATCTATCTTGAAGATGCAATTTCTGCTGCAGCAAGAGATCAACTCTTTGAATTTAATGATGAGATTACAAGAACAAACTTTGTAAATATTGTTGAGCCGTTCTTACGTGATGTCCAAGGTAAGAGAGGAATTATAGATTATGTTGTAATTTGTGATGAGACAAACAACACCGCTGCAGTGATAGATAATAATGAGTTTGTGGCAGATATATTCATTAAACCTGCAAGATCGATTAACTTCATCGGTCTGACCTTTGTTGCCACCAGAACTGGTGTTTCGTTTGAAGAAATCGTCGGTAACGTTTAATTAATTAACAGAGAGGTTTAAAGAAAAATGGCAGATCGTAATCAACAGAAGACACTTCCGTTAAGAACAATCAATGACTTCAAGAGCAAGTTAGTAGGTGGCGGTGCAAGACCAAATCTATTTGAAGTTGAGTTAGCATTTCCAAGTCAACTTCAAATAAATAGTAAAGTTGTTGAAGATGCTAGATTTTTAGTAAAAGCAGCAGCTCTTCCATCGTCCACTATCAATCCAGTTGAAATTCCTTTTAGAGGAAGAATCTTAAAGATTGCTGGTGATCGTACATTTGAAACATGGACAATCACAGTTATCAACGATTCTACATTTGAAATTAGATCCGCATTCGAAAAGTGGATGAATTTCATTAATAAACTTGATGATGGCACTGGTGCCACAAATCCAATTGATTATCAAAGACATGCAAGAGTTCATCAATTAGATCGTGAAGGAAAGATTCTCAGATCTTATAAGTTCTGGGATATTTTCCCAACGAATCTTTCTACAATTGATTTAAGTTATGAAACTACTGATACGATTGAAGAATTTACTGTAGAAATGCAAGTCCATTATTGGGAAGCAATTAAAGGCACTGCTGAAAATGCAGGTGGAGAGAGCATTCTATAAATAGTAGATAATAGATCAGTCAAATTATAATGTCCAGACTATTTGGTTTTTCCATTGAGGAAAAAGACGCACAATCTCCATCAATAGTATCCCCCGTTCCTCGAACTAATGAGGACGGGGTTGATAATTATATAAGTAGTGGTTTTTATGGTCAATATGTAGATATTGAAGGCGTTTATCGTACAGAATTTGATTTAATCAGAAGATATAGAGAAATGGCACTTCACCCGGAGTGTGATGGTGCTATTGAAGATGTTGTTAATGAAGCGATTGTTAGTGATCTTTATGATTCTCCAGTTGAAATTGAATTAAGTAATCTCAATGCTAGTGATAAATTAAAGAGTATTATAAGACAAGAATTTAAGAAAATTAAAGAAATATTAGATTTTGATAGAAAATCACATGAAATTTTTAAAAATTGGTATGTTGACGGAAGACTTTATTATCTAAAAGTAATTGATTTAAAAAAACCTCAAGATGGAATTCAGGATCTGAGATATATTGATCCTTTGAAAATTAAATTTGTTAGACAAGAAAAGAAAAAAGATAGAAATATCATAGCACAAAATTCTACACTAAGAGGAGACACTGATAATCTAAAAGGAATATCTCCAGAAATTGAAGAATATTTTGTATATTCACCATCTCCAAATCAACCATCAAATAATTATTCCGCAGGAGTATCACAAAAGTCTTCTATAAAAATTTCTAAAGATTCTATTACATACTGCACATCTGGTCTTGTAGATAGAAACAATGGCACTGTTCTTTCATATCTTCATAAAGCAATCAAATCTCTCAACCAACTTAGAATGATTGAGGATTCTCTTGTAATTTATAGATTATCTCGCGCACCTGAGCGCAGAATTTTTTATATTGATGTTGGCAATCTTCCAAAGGTAAAGGCAGAGCAATACCTACGTGAAGTTATGAATCGTTATCGTAATAAACTTGTTTATAATGCAAGTACTGGTGAGGTTCGTGATGATCGCAAGCATATGAGTATGCTTGAAGATTTTTGGTTACCAAGAAGAGAGGGTGGTAGGGGAACAGAAATTACCACTCTTCCCGGTGGTCAAAATCTTGGTGAGCTTTCTGATATAGAATATTTTCAAAAGAAACTTTATAGATCTCTTGGTGTTCCGGAGTCCAGAATTGCTGCGGAAGGTGGTTTTAATCTTGGACGTTCATCAGAAATTTTAAGAGATGAATTAAAATTTGCCAAGTTTGTTGGTAGATTAAGAAAGCGTTTTGCATCCATGTTTAATGATATGCTTAAGACGCAATTAATTCTCAAAAATGTGGTATCTCCGGAAGATTGGGAAAAGATTAGTGATCATATTCAATATGATTTCATTTATGACAATCAGTTTGCAGAATTAAAAGAATCTGAACTGATGAATGAGAGATTAGGAATTCTTGCAACTATCGAACCTTATATTGGTAAGTTTTATTCTGCAGATTATGTTCGTCGTAAAGTATTGAGACAAACTGATTCTGAAATCATAGAAATAGATGCCCGGATAGAAAAAGAAATTAAAGATGGTATTATACCAGACCCAAGTGCTGTAGATCCAATAACTGGTGAGCCATTACCACAAGGTGGAGAGCAAAATGCTCTTGGTAATGTTCCAATGGAACCAGAAATAGATGGATCATCTACACAAGTCTAATATAATATAAATAATTTTATAATTATATTAAAAACATGGAAGAAATTATAGATTTGATTGCGACTGATTCTAGTGCATCGGATGTTAGCGATAAAATCAAAAACGTTTTATTTGCTAAAGCAGCAAATAAAATAGATTCCTCGAAACAAGCAGTTGCCGCATCATTATTTGCAGATACTGAAGCAACACAAGAGGAGGAATAATGGGAAGAATTTTATTAAAGGGAACAGAAATTCAAGTTCCAAATACAGTTGGTGCTGGATCTAGTTTTAGTGAAGCTACTGTCGTTCGCTTGGCAAACCCAAGTACAACTGATTATGTAATTACAGTATCTGAAACGAATGCTGGTCCCACAATTGGAACTTTTACTATG